GAACACGGCCACGCCACCCCACATGGGCAGCGTCTCGGTCATGGCCAACGGCGCACCTGAGATCAGGAACCGGACGGACGGGTCGTCCATCATGACGCCCTGGACGTAGCCGTCCGACTGGTAGGAGAAGGACCCGAGTGCGTTGGTCGTCAGCACCGGGTTGAAGGAAACATTCGAAGCCATGGTTGATTGTCTTTCCTGGGTTTGGGGTGTCGGCAGCCTTAATGGGCGCGGTTGATCTCAGCCGCCGATTTGAGCTTCGCTTTCCGGGTCGGGCTGCGGAAGTCGGCAGTCCAGGCACTCGGCGAGCCGACGAAGGTCTTGAACACCCGGCCAGTCGCATCCGCCTTGGGGATCTCACGGAGAACGCCATTGGGAAGATCGGTCGGGTGCTTGGCAGCGACCATGGCATCCGAGAAGATCTGGTCTTCGGCGACCCGCATCAGGGTTGAGTCGGCGATTTTGGTCAGATCGACGTCCTTGTAAACCTGGCTGTGAGGCTGGAAGTTCTTCGCCAGCCGGCGCTTGTAGCCAAGCAGCGACTCGCCAGAGAGCGGACGAGGAGCATGCTTGCCGAAGGCCTGATAGACGCTGTCGGCTTTCGCCTGGGCATCTGCATACAAGCCCATTTCAGCCTCGGACTTGGGCAGCTGCGCCTGGATGGAGTCCATGCGAGCACGCATCTTGACAGCGTCGGCGCGAAGGTTCGCGATCTCGTTGTCCTTGGCTGCATCAGCGGCAGTCTGCATCGGCTCGGTCGTCATCGCATTCGGGTCGCTGCCATCGTCACCAGGTCCACCTTGCGGAGCTGCTTCGCCCTCACCACCAGCTCCACCGCCGGCACCGCCCTCGAGAGCGTCCATGCGCTTGTGCAGGCCGTCAACGCAGGCCAGGATCTTGTCGAGAGTGGTGCCCTCGGTCGTGTCCTCAATGCCGCCTTCGGCATCCGGCTGAGTCGTCTGCTGGGTGATGTTATCCGGGCCCTTATCAAACTGAGCATCTTTGATGCCGGCCACAGCGGCCTTGTTCTCGTCTTCCGTCATTTGGGGTTCTCCTTGGGTTGATACAGAATTGACGCCGGCAGGAGTCCCGCCCTTGTCCCAGACACCTTGCTCACAAATGGCCAAGTGGTCTAGTAGGTTAGGCCGGCCTTCAACCGACAGAACCGTGCCGTCGGCACGATCTTGGCGTGGGTTGTTGGCCGATCCTTTAAATACGACAGCGGGTGAGGTGCTCAGCTGCTCGGTAGCCATGAGCTGTGCAGCACCCGGGTCGTAGATCTTGGCGATGCCCCAGACCTCGCTGCCCTTCACATAGGGCAGGAAGATGGTGCCAACCACCTTATTGGTGAAGTCATCGCCCTGCATGGTCGCCGTCTCTGGGTGCTCCCAGATCACTGGCAGGCCGTTGCATCTGGCGATGAACTCCTGCGTGAGATAATCCTTGGGGTCACGGTAGACGTGCTCCTTCAGATCAACGCGGTAGGCCATGTCGGTGCCAGCAATTCGAATGTCGAAGAGCCAGACGTTCATGAACTTTTGGGGGGATGTGAAGAGGCCGTCCCGCATTCGCTGAGCAACCTGGAGCTCAGTCCCAGTCAACTTCTCGATGACCACCTTGGCAGGCCAAAGCATCGGGTCTGGAAGCTGGTGGGGATCAACCCAGGCGAACTCGGTGTTCTCGTCGTTTAAGACCGGCGTAAACTGCTGCACCCGTTGAATGAAGGTGGTGAGGTCTACGCCCTGGACCATCGTCCTGGCAAACGCTGCACGCCCGCCCTCTGGACAGCCACCGATCTCTTCCTGGCACTCTCTGACGGCAGCCTGCTCAGGTGTCTCGGCTCCGTCGATGTGGCCGCCAGGGAAGGCCCAGGTGCCGTTGTCGGCACGCTTACAAAGTAAGACGTGGCCGGTTTGGTCAAGAAAGAGAATACCGGCCGCGCGGATCATTTGGGATTGTGTCCTTGGCTACTGAGCACCTGGATCTGAGACAGCACCCTGGCGAGCGCGGTGTTTACCGCCTTGCGCTCACCAACGATTGCGATCTGCTGTTCATCCAGGTCCTTGAGCTGCTGACGCAGCTGGATTTCGTTGTGACGGAGTTGATCCAGTGTTGGGAGTGAGTCCTTGCGGCCCTCAACACTTCGTCTGGTCATCTCCTTTTGCCCAAGCTCCTTGCGCCCGATGGCGGCAGCCAAGCCGCCTGGACTCGTGACGCCCTTGGTGTGGGCGAGTTGTCCTTTGAGCTTGGAGAAGTCTGAGTCGGGACGGCCGCCTAACGGCTCACCGATCCTTGGCGCTGGCATGTCCAGCGCTTTGCTCGAACTCGTGGGTTCTGGCGGTTGAGCCACAGGTGGGACGTGCGAGTCCGGTCGACCATGACCAGGATACGTGGTGCCTTTGCCTGCAGCGGCGTCCATGCGTTTGGACAGTGAGTCACAGGAAGTCCCAAGGCGTTGTAGCTTTTGAGGATCTAGAGCCATGACTCAATGTCCCTTCATTTTCTGGCTGCTCTCTTCTGGTTGATAAGCTCCCTGACCCTAGCCAAATCATCCTTGCCCTTCTGGGTCAACATTTCCGAAGGAAGGCCGCGCAGATTGTAGATGTAGCGATACGAGCAACGGCAGAAGACTTCCTCACCGGGCTTGGTGATCCGATCGGTGTATCTGCCCTCGACGGCCTTCATCAAGCCTTTCTCGAGTGCCCAGTTACCTGGGATCACGTAGAAGTTGCCGTCACGCTCCTTGTGATCAGGCCTGTAGTTGTAGCCGACCTGGCGGAAGTGAGAGTGCCACTCAGCAGCAATGGCCCCGCCGTCGACCGCGATGATATTGTTCAGGTCACTGACGAACTTGTGGCCCTGGTCGATGAGGACCCGGCGCTCTTCAAATGGAAGTTGCGCCAAGCTCTTGCGAATGGAGGACTTGACTTCAACCTTGTCGACGGCCTTAGATCCACCCGCCGGGATCGACGTGCTCCAACCGGTGAACCGTTGCAGCGTCTGCGCGATGGCCCGCTCACGGTTGTCCTTGATCAGGTTGGCGTTGGCCATGATGCGACGATCGAGGAGTGGCCTGAGTCTCGGCGCCAACTGCTGGATCGTGAACTTGGTCATGCCAGCGTGGAACCGCAGAATGCCGCCCTTGGTGATCTCCTTATCGAAGATGTCCTTGAACGTGCTAGCTAGCTCGTTCTCGAGAGTCTTGGGATCGACAAGGTCGCGCTCGGCCGCTTCGCGGATCCGGCGCAGCCACTCGGCGAGTTGCTCCTCACTGACGAAGCCATTCTCGGTGAGGTCGGCGACAGCCTGAGTAAGTAACTCGTAGAAGGTCACTTGCGTCTCTTCACCGAGTCAGCCCGAGCTTCAGGCTTGAACCCACTTTGGTGCGGCTCAATTGGCGCGTAGCCGCCGGCTGCATCGCGGCGTGCCTTGTCAGCCACGCCCATTTGGGTCGGGTTCACCGCGTCGCCCCGAGCTTTCATTTCCATATGCTCAATGCGTTCGACGGCGTAGGTTAGTTTGCCGGCGAGTTGTTCAAGTTTCTCAGGATCTAAGGCCATCGTTTTAAGCTCCCATTGCGCGAGGCGCGGTTGGCATTCGTTCACCGGCGACGTCGCCCATCATACCCTTGAGGTTGCTAGGCTTGTCGCCGCCAGCTTCTCCACCACCAGACGGTCCCGCCTGCATGGCCTGTTGCTGCATTTGCTGTTGTTGAGCTTGTTGCTGTTCAGCGAATTGAACCATCGCATCGAAGTCCAGGTTCAACGGCGTGGAGAACAGCATCTTGTTGCTATTGACGTTGTCCTGAACCCATTGGAAGACGCGGGCCCGGTTTGAAGGATCCAGCGTGGGTGACAATACCTCGACCATAGAGATGAGTGACTCAAGCTTGACCTTCTCGCTCTTGGCCTTCTCAGAGTCCGGCTCAATGAGCAGCGACGGCCACTCTGCCGTGAAGTTGTTGGACCACTCGTAGAAAGCGTCTTCAAATGAACGCGTGCCGTACTCCTCTGGGAAGTCGGCCTGGATCGTCGCGTAGAACTCCTTGTTCCAAGCGCGGTACTGAATGATCTTGTCAAACCAGTCGTAGATCGGTTTGAGATCATTGCGTACGGTGTCAATGTACCGTGCGACGTTCTTGGCATCCTCGGTGCCCTCACCGAAGCCTTCAGCGAAGGTCTCGTTGTTGATGATCTTCGCCGGCATGTCAGCAGCGAGGGCGATGTTCTCAAGGATGTTGGTGCGAGCGAACTTGCCAGCGCCGTCGATGTTGTTGAGGTTTAGCGACTCAATGGAGTCTTCCTCGCCAATCGAGACCGTCTGGTTTGTGACGCTTTCGTTCAACAGCCGACGCTTGATGCTCGTCAGCCGTTCCATGAGTGAGTTGACCATGGAGCCAGCTTGTTTGATCTTGGCGACCAAGAGCCCGGCCTTGCGGCTGATCATGTCGTCAGTGATCATCGTCTGGATGAACGACTTCAACGGGAACAACGCACGCTGGTAGACAGAGCGGCCCACGTAACCGAACGCCGAGGTGCTATACTCAATGTACAACGGGTCCTCATTCATGAGGACCACGCACCTGGAGCGGTGGTATACTTTGCCGTTTACGGCGATGTCGCCATGCTTTTGGAAGTCTGGCGCATTGGGATCCTGGTTGAGCACCAAGGACCCAGCGGTGTTGAGAGGATCCACCTCGTTGAAGTAGATCGAGAGATCGGCCAAGGTCTTGAAGTCAAGCGGTTCGTCTGTGGGTTGGTCCAGAGCACCGAGCACAATGGCACCGATACCGTAGATCCGCGCCAGGCGCGCCGTGTTGAGGATGTGGCGATCAGCCTTGTCTTCGTCCCATTGCTTGAGGAAGGCTTCCTTGACGCGGTCCTCAGGGCCTTTGGTGATGGCGATGATGCGCTTCTGCGACTGCGCGATGGCCAATGGCGTATCAACCATCTTCTTGCCAATCGGGTGCCACGAATATATCGTTTTTGCCAATTGGTAGCTGGGCTCGGCGCCAGGCACCATATCTTCGGCCATCAACAACTCAAGTAACTGTGACCCTAGGGCAGACCCATTAAGTGAAATGGTGCTAGGGCCGTAGTTGCCAGATCCCGTCGTGACTGCACCTGACATCTTAGAAACCCTTGTTGTTGCCTAGCGCCGCAGCGATGCCGTATACACCGGCGTCGAAGAGATCGTCTGCCTGGTCTTTGACGCCAATCATGTACCCAAAGAATTGGGTAATGAAGTGATTGAGTGTTTGCTCTTTGTACGTGATCTCTTTGTTGAGAGCTTTATCGGTCATCTTCACCTTTTCCTGGTAAACATGGCCCGATACGGCAATGGCTCGGTCATCCTTGCCTAACGCCGTGAACTTGGAGTCGATGGCCTTGACCGGCCACCCATTGCGCATGCCATGCTGGATCAACGAGATGCCGCTGGCCTTGTCCTCGATCAATGCGCCAACGAACCCGGCCCGTGCCTTGCACTCTCGTGCGAGAGCGGCAGCGCGCTCAAAGATCATCGGCAGCCAGGTGACCAAGAGGTCACCATCGATTGAGATGATGTCCCAGTCAAGCAGTGTCAACGGCGTGCCGTGGAACTCATTCACGGCCCAGAAGCAAACCGCCGTGCCGTCTCGGTCGGGCCCAGATTTCGACGCCGAGTCCACGGTGACAAAGACGCTGTCACAATGCAACGGCATGGGAGCACCGTGACCCTCAATCAGGAACTTGGCGAGTGAGAAGAACTTCGCACCGCTCCAATCCACGAACTCAGCTTTGAACTCTTGTTGATACACGAGTGGCGGATACTCGTTGATCAAGTTCTCCACGCCCACGGGGTCAAGTGTGGGGTTCATCCACGTTGGCATGTGGAACTCTTTCCACCCGTACTTCTTCTTTTGAGTGCAGACGGTGTGAAAGAAGTTCTCAGGGTCAATGCCCTTCGGCGTGCCAGCCATGATGGCCTTGCCCCGACGATCGAGCATGGTGGGCCGAATTGACTGTTCCCAGATCTCCTTCAAACCCTTGGCGACCAAGCCGGCCTCGTCCACGATCACTGTATCGTAGGACCGAGACCGACCCGCATCCTCATCGTTCAACGTCCAGAACTCAATGGACCCACCGGTCTCAAGCTCAATCAGCGCATCGGTCTTGGACGCATGCGCAACCGCTGGACGCAACGTCTTGAGGATGCGTTTGTAGGTCGGCAGGAGCAACTTGTAGTTCGGTGAGAACCAACCGACGGCGTGACCTTTGCTCAGGGCCCGGCTTGAACCGAGATCCTCAAGCAGTGTCGTCTTACCAAACCGACGACCACACCGAAGCACAGTGAGATCCTCAAGGCCCTGAATGATCTCTTTTTGAGCGGCATGGAACTTACGGAATTGAATTCGTACATCAGCTTTACTCATCATCGCCTTCCGGCGCATTCTCAACAATGATGCGCTTCACACCATTGGAGGTATCGACTTGGATCGGGGCCAACTTGGCATGGACGTATGGAGCCCACTTGTCTGCGGCCGTCATGGCCAACACGTGGTCAGCTGCTTTGACGGCGGCGATGGTCACCAAGCGGAAAACGTCAATCGGCTTGATGGCCTCAATCTCGGCAGCCGTGAGACTGGCGAAGACGTCCTTCATCGCACCAGTGAGCATTTCCTTCTTCTCAATCGTTTTTTGGTTGAGCAAACCTTTGGGTCGGCCGGACCTACGATGCTCCGTGTCATGCACTTGGGCCGCGGCCTCGGCCCTCAACTTCTCGGTGAGCTTCTTGTCTTCAATTTCACCGCCCTTAGGCAATGAGCGTTTGTACGCAGAACGGCCGGCCGGTGTGCTCAAATCAAAGCCTCTCACAACCTTGGGCTTTGCACTCAGCTCCTCGGGCTTGGCCGCTGGAGTTGAAGACTTAGGTCGTTGAGCCATGATTCATTCCGATTTTTTGTGAGAACCAAGACTTCAGAGATACGCGCTCGCTCGTCCGGTTTACTGCAACGACGGTGAGATTTGAACTCACGGCGACCGAGGTATCAATGCCGACTATGCCTCGAACGTCTTGGTTGGCTTCACCTTTAGACCGGCGTCATGGATCCAGCTTTTCGGCGGCCCACGCTCGCGCTCTCAGGCACGTCGCTGCAGTAAACTAAATTGGTTCTACTTGGTTGAACTTCAAATCAACTTCACTAGTACGGCCAAAGATGTCAAGTAAAACCTTGATGCGATCTTTGAGTGATGAGATGCCGACGCAATGGAATGACGTGAACGGGCCGTCGGTGACACGCAATGGGCGGCCGAGCAGATCGGCCACGTTGAACTTACGAGGTTGAGGCTTTGCAACCTCAATTGGCGCTTCAACTCGGCGTTCATCGACGACCCCATTTGGTCCAATTCGGTCAATCAATGACTCAATGGCGCCGACAGGCAGTGGACTTGGGGTCGTCGATGATAACGAGAGGAGTTGTTGAACCCCCATAATGTGAGCGATGTGTTCCCAACAGTCACGTTGGAGATCAAAGTTCACAAAGAAGTACGTTCCAAACATCAACTCAACATTGCCACGGCGATTGCGGAACAGCGGCACAAAGGTGCTGAACCGTTGAGCGACGAGGCAATTGAATGCGAGAAGTGTTTGGGTCGGGATCGCTTGGACGCAGTACCAGCGCCCGGGCAGACTACTAGAGCCATCCGCGTCGAGCGGAAAGCTTCCTAAGTCACTAGCGACCGGGTCTCTCACGAGGTTAAGCAGTTGGCGACTGCCCAAGTGAGTCCGATCGTCCACCCAATCCTGGAGCTCAGTCCTCACGACCCGGTGACAGTCACCGCCTCTGGGAGCTTCCATGCTTATTGAAATGGCGTATGTATCCAAAATGTTAGGCCAGGTCGGCTGCCCCGATAGTCTGAGGCAGCCTGGGGAGCGACGTGGTAGTCCGGGAGCAACGTGGCAGTCTTCGACTAGGCCACTAATAATACGACCGGTGGGTATGTACACAGCTAAATGCGTATGGCCGAAATTATTTACGGGCCTTGAGGGCAGAGCCCTGGGAGCCATTGAGGTGTGGCCGAACACCCACTGGGGAGCGATTGATAAAATACCGCGTGGCGACCAGCACACAGCACACAAACCCTATTCTTATATATCCCTCTTTAATATAAAAAGAAAAGAAATAGAAAAGGGAATATAATAGAATAGGGCTCGTGTACTGTGTGCTGGTCGCCGGGACCTTGGACCAGAGTTCAAGGTCGTTTGAAGTCG